GCAAGAAGTACACTTGCGATCTTTACAACCTGCTATTCAGAGAAGCTCGAAGATAATGGCGAGCACCAAGTTTGACTGTCCTTTCATTTGGGACTACATTTCCAGCTTTTTGGACGTGCCAGTTAGTGGCCTCGGAGCTGATGATTTGGATGATTACGGGAAGAGACTCGACGGTTACAACCGTGGAGAGAGAATCCACCAGGCTCTGAGTAGCCATGTGGAGCCAGCGCGCAGCTGCTTGGACGGTGGCATGTACAGTGTCGGAGCCGTGAGAGCTTACGTTGGCGACCTCTCCTATGGACGTGAAAAACGAGCCTCTATGTTTGAGGAAGTTTTGGCGCAAAGGGCGGATTACGATCAAGCCTTCCCCATGACGCACACCACCGAAGATGGCGATGAGATTACTCTCGACCCGGGGTTTAATGCGCGTGGGCGGATGGATTCCGTGAACCTGCCATGGGACGGCGCGGTCGCTGACGTAGCGCGCCTGCTGTCTGGACGCATTGTGAACCCCCATAACTACCTCTACCGCATCCGAAAGCTTGGGAACGATGAGCAGGTGGCTCGATTGCCTCGTGAGGAGCGACAGGCGGTGCTAGCCAAGCGCCGCTGGTTGCAGGAGTTCAAGGCAGACCTCGTGTGGAAGTTGGTAGTGTTGGGAAACATACCGGGTGCGTACGCGCAGAGTGTCACATCGACCAAGTACGAGAAGTTGTTCTGGTGGGTGTTCGGGTCGTGCATGAATCTCATTCTGTGGGTTTTGGAGTGTTGTCGCGCAGCTCTCGTGGGAGGGTGTGCTCGCGCCGTAAAGGCGTATGGCAACAGCTCGGATGAGGTTCAGGCTTTGCTGGATTTGATCACTTTGTTTGTGCTGCTGGCGGTGGCGTACCACCTTGTGTGGGGAAAGGCTCCGAAGTTAGCTCAGCAGAGTGTGAGCAAGAAAGGTGATTGCTTCCTCGGTCAGGTGTTGACAGAGAAGGGTATGACGTACCGTGTCAGGGTGAACGGTAAGGAGATTACACTGTCAGCAACGGGTGCTGAGGTCGCAGTTACTCACCAAGATGAAATGTCGATGCCGGGATCGGAATACTTTCCTTGTCGCAATCAACCGGTCGGAGCGATACTGACCGCGACTGCTGACTCCGATCTCCGGCTCTTCGGGACTTTCTGGCGTATGGATGATTATTTCATCACCGCCAGACACTGCAGCAACACGCTAAACCAGTCCACCGCTCGGGTTTACCTAGCCAAGTTGAAACAGACTAAACGCGGGAACTTCGAAGTGGACTTGACGGCGACTGTGAAAGTGGACGATGGATTTTTCGATCCGGAGCGCAACATCATTGCGCATTACGACATCGATGCCTTCGTATCAAGTCTTGAAGCGAAAGAGTGGGCCAGAATCGGAGTCACCAAGGCGTCCACCAAGGTGCGCTCCGCGTACAACCAACAGATCCATTCCGTCGGATTCACCACCGATGGCTTGTTGGTAAGTGCGTCCGGTAAAACACTGCCGAACTCTGGCCACGAACTGTTGCACCATACTGCCTCGACGCAAAAAGGTTTTTCAGGTTCCATCATCTTGTGTGGTAATAGCGTGATTGGCATGCACGTGAGTGCGGCTGGTAGTCACAACGTGGCTATCAGAGTCGAATTGTTGAAGTACCTTATTGATGTTGGTCTCAATCAAGAGTCGAACAAGAGAGGAAAATTCACGTACGCAGATGCTTCTTATCGTGAGTACTACCGTGAGCACAAGTATCGCGGAGGAGTAGGCGATTTAATGAAGACGCGTGATGGAAAATTCTCGATTGTTCTGCGCAATGGTGAGGCGACTTACGGGTGGTCGATGAAACAGTTGGCTGAGTGTTTTGGACCTTATGGTAATTACACCAAGGATGAAGACTACTTTCAGGACATGTATTTGAAGACCGTCGGTATCGCCAAGCGCACGCGTGGAAACTACCACGTTGACTTTGACGATGAGAACGTACCCATCAAGGAACAGAAACCGATTCAGGACCGCCTGTACACGATTGAGACCGGGTACAAGGCAGGACATGGTCCATCGCAACCTCTAGTGCAACCGGAAATATTGAAGGTCATCGAGAACAACAAGGAGGAGATTGTTGCTCTCGGATATGAAGAAGGTTCATTCGCTTATCCCGAAATGAATCCGGAGATGGAAAAGAAGTCGATTGTCGGGCACCTGAAGCTCTTCGCTAAGCGCTTGAAGGCCTGTGTGCAACCGCCGACGAAGGATGAAATGGCTAGATGTGCGCGGATAGTGGCGCGCATGCTGCAACCAGCCGCCTTCGTACCGCGATCTGACTACAAAACCATTGACGGGCTGGCCGACATCATCAATTCATCGACCATCCAGGAAACGAAAGCCGCGGGCTACCCTTATGCCGAGCAAGGTATGCCGCTCAACAAACAAGTCATCGAGAAGTTCTCCGTGAGAGGCTTCGCTCAGTTGGTCTTGAACGAGTGGGACAATCTTCAGTTCGACATTAAGCTTTTCCTGAAAGGTGAGCCAAACAAGCTGAAGAAGCTTAAATCGTTCATGGCGCGATGCATTGCCGGTCTTCCTCTTCATGTCACGGTCAAACACGCTAGCGTTTTCTTGCCTTTCGCTGAAGCGTTGGTGAAGAATTGGAAAAAGATTCCTGTCAAGTACGCGTTTTCGCCGGCTAACACTGGCGCGATCGAGCACTTGAAGCAGTGCCTGCCCGGAAAAATCTGGGAAAGTGACAAGTCCACTTGGGACTTCAACTACTTCTACTGGATCGCGCAAATTTGTGGTGATGTCACAAAGTTTCTGGCGATTAAACCAGCGGAGTGGACGGAAGAACAGTTTGACGAGTACAAACGAGATGTCGATCAGTGCATCGAGCAGGTATTCACCAACAGCCGGTATCGTACTTCCGACGGTACCGTGTACGTCGTGGAGAAGGATGGTATTATGAAGAGTGGTTGGTTTAACACGATCTCTTTTAATTCCATCGCGCAATTGGTTGTTCACGTGCTTTGTTGCATGCGGCTCGGAATGGAGGAAGACGATATCGTGGACCTAGCCATCGTGGCTGGAGGTGACGACGTCAACCAAGAGCCAGTGCCTGCAGGTAAGGAAGCTTACGTAGACGAGGCCAGAAAGCTTGGTATCGATATGGAGATCCATGAACGAGAAGACTTGTACCAATCAGAGTACTTCTCGAGTGACTTGCGTATGGGCAAGGACGGACCCGAGTTTTATCCTAAACGTTGGACGAAACACATCGAGAACCTCAAGACCGTCAAGATTGGAGACTTGGCGTCAGCACTGGTATCCCATATGGAGAATTATCGACATGATGTTCCCAAATTTCGCCTTCTGCAGAAGATCTACCACGAGCTTCGCGAGAGTTATCCAGCGGAGTTCCCGATTAGCCGATTGGTAAGCCGTGACATGCTGTTGGCCAGACAGTATGGTTACGAGTGCAACCATTGGTAATCGAGGAGCTTGTTCGTCCTGAGTAAG